AAATCGGAAAAACTGGCCCGATTGTTTGATAACTCTATGATGAGTCCATTTTTCAAAGAAAAAACTTTTGAGAATCTGTCTCAGGGCTTAGTTTGTGTGCGAAAAAACAGGAAAATTAAGAGAAAATGGCTACTAATTTATCAGAAAAAATAGAAATGAAAACAAAAAGCGGATTAAGTTTTACGGTCTCGTTTTCAAACGAGCCGCCCGATTATAAGCGTCTGGCTAAACTCTTTTTGCTTTTGTCTCAGAATCCTAACCCTGATAACAGGTCAGAATCTCAAAAAGTTTAGAAACTTACATAGGAGGCTAAAAAATGAACTATGTCATGCATTTTTGTCGCAACAAAGAATGTAATAATGGCTGGATTGATAAGGATTTAACCAATGCTCAGGTAAACCCTCCCAGTTGGAAATATTGTAAGGAATGTTGCGAAAAGCTCGGAATAGACTTTAATAGTCAAACTCCAGACAGCAATTTAACACCTAAAGAATTGGCACATAAAAATCAATTACGGGAAAGATTAAAAAATGCTCGTGAGAACAGATTTAAAAAATCAATTCTCCATTAACAGTTAAGACCATTAAGACGGGTTAAATTGCAACTAAGTAATTTCATAAGGGGAGAAAAAGAAAAATGAAATTTGTAGATTTTATCAAAAACTTAAAATCAAAAATCAGCAAGGACAGGCAAGCGGAAGTACAACACAAATGGAACGCTGTAAAATCAGCTCTTATTAAAAAGTATGAGGCTGAACAGAAGAAAAAAGGAAGTATAGAGCTACCGCCTTTTATCCTTGCAAATCAGGAAATGGAAAAAATCAAAACCCGTAAGGCCTTAGACCGCTATTACGAGAAATACGTAAAGAAAAGCAGAGTTTAATTATGGCCGAGCGAAATTTTCATTTTGAAATACGGGACGCCAGCAAGCACGAGTTAGTAGGACTTATAGAGGTTTTTAACATCTATATTAAGCAGTTTAACAAGCTCGCTGATTACCCGTTAAAAACTCCAGAGGACCTCTGGAACAAGTTACAAGAAGAAAAAAGGAGACGGAAATTATGACAATGACAGACGAAATGATTACAAAACACTCAGAAGAGTTACAAAGCGAGGCAGAGGCACAAAAAACGGGGGGGGGACTGTATATGTCCACCATAAAATAAGTCTTGAATTTATTGAAAAATTGGACTTTGCTACATCAGAGTTTGAGTGGACAAAAGAGGAAAAAGAAAAAATACGCGAACTCGGACACGACATACATGCAAAAATCAGAGAATTTACCGAGAAAGCCTTAGAAAGTAATAAAAATATGGGGTTATTGGAGTTAAAGAGTAGCTCTGGCGATTTTAAGGCTACATTACGTAAATCAGATATATGTAACCGTTTTAGAGAAAGTTTATTAAGAGACTTATTACTACTTGAAAAATAAGGAGAAAATAAAATGTCAGATAACGAAGTAATTACAGATTATGTCGTTACGACTGAGGGGACTAACATAACAGCCCCTGCAGTAAAACCGAAAAACGACTTGTTAGACGTGGGGGTATTTGACCTCCCGGACCCGGTCGAAGTTGCAAGACGGGCCGAACAAACTAAAAAAATGCTTGCGGCCGCTTGTAGTGTATTGAGTTATAGCGACATTACGCTACAAGGTGGTAAACCTTATATAGACCATTACGGCTGTAAAAAAATAGCTAATCTTTTCGGGTTAATCGTTCGACAGGACGAAATAGGCGGCCGAATCAATTACCAAAAAGAGATTATAGACGAGGCTACAAACCATTACATAATACACATCTCAGGGCGTGTATGGCATAAATCCAGCCCCGATAACTACGAAATTTACGAGGGTACGGCCGACTCTTTCGACGACTGGTTTAGTCAGTATCAAATAAAAGAAGAGCGAGAAATAGACGGAAAAACTAAAAAAGTTGTTGTTTCAGCTCAGACCTTACCTGTCTCAAAAGTACAGGAAAAAGCGACAGCAAATCTTTTACAGAGAGCCATAAAGAAAAAATTAGGCTTGCAGTTTACAAGAGAAGAGCTGGAGCAATACGGCTTTGATATGAGCAAAGTTAAAGGATTTAACTTTAACGGTAGCTCAGAGCCTGACAGTCAGGAAGTGGCCGACAAGAAAAAAAATGTATGGGCTAAGATTGTCGAAATTTGTAACGGTAATATCGAGCTGGCTAAAAAGACGCTCAAAAAACATACGTCATTTACAAAGTCCGACGGCTCTACTTTCGAGGGGTACGACGATATAAACAAGGTCAAAGAAAAACCGCTTGAAATTTTAATTAAAAAAGTTGACAAGGCATACGCCGAACACTTAAAGGCTATGGAAAACGGAGGGGCTGAATAATGGAAATAATTAAGCCTAAAGAGGAGTTTTTAGCCAGAGAGACTGACTACCCGGATATTGCCGAAAAAATCCGCAAAAAGATTATTTCAGAGCGTAGCAAAAACTTTGCTTGTAATAGCGTCTGGGCGTCAGAATGCGGCCATGATTGCTCGAGGTATTTAGTATATCAACAGTGCGACTGGGATAAAGCTAAACCGATTGAGGATAAATTACTCTTTGTTTTCAACGAGGGCAATTTACAAGAGGACCAGTTATTATTAGAACTCCAAAAAGCAGGGATAAAAGTAAAAGATTTACAAATCCATATAAGCATATCGGAGGCAAACATAACAGGTAAGCTCGACTGTGTCGTACTTGAAGAATCAGACAAAGGGGAGGCCGCTTATTTACCTTGCGAAATAAAATCAATGTCCCCGAATGTTTACGAGGCTGTCAATACAGTTGAGGACTTCAAAAAATATAGCTGGACCAGAAAATATTACGCTCAAATCCAGTGTTATTTAAAAAACGACTCAGGGTTTTACCCTTACGGCTACTTTTTAGCAAAAAACAAGAGTACAGGCGAAATTAAACTTATAAAAGATTTTGACGGCTCTAATGCTATCAAATTCAATGAGTCATACTGGAAAGCTCTTGTAGAACGTGCAAAGGGAGTAAATAAGGCTGTATTTATAAACAAGCAATTAAAAATGCAAATTGCAGAGCTGGAGTCTAAACGTAAGGACGCTGACGAAATACAGACAAAAATTATTGACGCTGAAATAGAGGCCCTGCAGGCTCAGTATTGTTATCCTGAGCGAATCAAATACGACCTTAAAACTTGTAAGGGGTGCAAGTATGAGCATATTTGTATAACGGACCTGACAACCGCCATAGGTAACATTGTCGAAAACGAGAGCATATTAGAGGCTTTAGAGGATTACGTAACCACTAAGAAAAATCAAGAGCAATTTAAAGAGGCTGAAAAGGCCTACAAATCAGCTCTTGCAAATCTTAAAGCGGTATTCCCTCTCGAGGACGCTCTCTATATGACTGATAAGTATATCGTACAGACAAAAGTACGCAAGCTAAAAGGCTCTGAGTATCTGGCCTTTGATGTTAAACCGATTGAGGAGGATAAATAACTATGGAAAATAAAAAACTAGCAGTAGAAATTTTACAGGACGGAGAGCCTACAGGAATAGAAATAGTAAGCGATAGTAGCGAGGCTTTCGGTGGAGACGGAGTCTATGACACTCTTACATATTTACTTATTAAAAACAACTACAGTTTTATAACTAGAGTAATACGAGGCTAAAAATGTTCAAAATTGATAGTAATAAAGGCTTTATATATATACATAGACAGATAGAAGATAGTAAACTATGGGGGTTTAAACCTTTTAGCAAAGGTCAGGCATGGATAGATTTATTATTATGTACAAATCATAAATCTGGATTTATTACTACAAAAAATGGAACTGTTATAGATTTAGAACGTGGAGACTGTGGATATTCAGTCGTAGCCTTAGCTGATAGGTGGGGGTGGAGTCGAGGTAAAGTAAATCGCTATCTCGACTGGCTCTCAACCAATAAAATGATACAACAAAAAATAGTATCTAATCACACTATTATCAAGGTTATTAACTATGATAATTACCAGAATAAAACAATAAACGATACAATAAACGGA